GACGCTGGCTAAGGTAGGAAAGCCACCTGACATGGTCGGTGCTTGAACGCTTAGGTGCAATAGGAAGACCTATTCCACCATAAGCTTCAGGGGCACCCAATGGCAGCCCAAGCCTAATGGCAAGCATCCAGGTATAATAATACGGGGATAGCTTCCAAAAGAACTTGGGTATACTCCTGGTGGGCCGCGTAGCGTCCCCCCCAAAGGCGCTCGCCTGGGAAACCCAGGTGACATGACCCTTGGAGCCTCCAGGAGGTGCCACCAAGACTGAAGTAGGCCAGAAAGGTACTTCGAACCCGCTCTCAAGCGGGACCTCCGCAATGAGGCCCCGTGTGGGATGGTTGAAGCACTTACTCCACGATAACATCGCGGAGAGCTCTTCTAAACAGCTGTAATACAGCTGCTGCCGAGCTCTGTGCCAACGGGGAAGAACGGCGTCATCGCCGACCCCCTTCAGCTTGGCCTCGGACGGTTTCAACCCTCTGTATCTCCTACGCCGCTCTTTAGTGGTATAGGGATACACCTTGAGTGTCTGCTCTGCGGAACACAGAGAGACTAACATCAAGGGGGGAAAAGATGTGGGATCGCCCATCATCTGCCCCGTGGAGGTAATCGTCCCAGGTAGGCCGTTGAGCATGGATAACCAATCCGACCACATTTCTAAAATGTGGTCGGCGTGGCCCAGCCCACTACGGCCTCTTCTCATCCTAGAAGGCTTCAATAAGCTGTCATCTAGGAGAGGAGCTCTCGAGTACTCTTCCAATAAATCCGATGGTAACAGATCATCGGGTTTAGAGGAGAGGATTTTCTTCGGTCCAAAAAGCTTTGGAAACCAACGCTTGTAAGGAAGAAGGCAAGGGTAGCGTTCCGCTAACTCTTCGTAAAATCCTCTGGTGAGCCATTCGGGGTTCAAGTCGGTGGCGGCAGTGCAGTCCTGGCATTCCCAAGGACCGTCCTCCCCCCGCATGTCAACCCGTAGGTCTCCACCAAGAGCCTCTGAGAACCGCGGGTCCCTGATCATAACATGATCAGCGACTCGCCGAAGGATCTGTTGAACAAGGTTCACTGCAGTAAGACTGCAGGTTGGAAACCTTGTCTTCAGACCTTTCTCCTCCGCGACTATCGGTAGGATGGGGACATACACTATGGATTCCATAATGTATTCGACCCCTACCCTCAGGTAGTCTTGGAGGTAAGCGCCACATCCTGGGAGTTTCTTCTCTAGATCATCCCAGGGTCCCCTGAAGAGGTTCTCCGCGCCGTCACCACCCCCCTTCATTGATGAGGGGTGGAGGGCGTCGCTGAGCAACTCCAGGTAGGAACCGTCGTTGTCGTCACTTAGTGACGGCATCAAGACGGCAGCGCGCTTCTTCTTAAGGGCATAGCCGAGCAGCACAATGTGCTGAACTCCAGCCGTGTGCCCCCCCCTGCTTCTAGGGTAACCTAGGGCAGCGTTGGCGGAAGGCATGGTGTAAAGCTCCTTGGGACCCAATTTGGGACCCCAACGCTCGACATACTCCTTAAGGAAAGGCCTCCAATAGCCCGGCTCAGGCTTGGGCTCTGATGTCAAACGTGACATGAGAGCGTCCAATCCTGACGGGTCTTTGGGGGCGGGCGGAAGAGCCCGTGCAATGTAGGAAGCCATCATTGCAGGTATCTTCTGCTCAA